CCCTAGCAGCTGCGGCGACGTTATCTGTATTGCTACCTTGTGTGCTGTTATTGCCTTGGCCGCTAGCTGTACTTGCCAAGATGTTATCAGCACGTACAACAGCAATTGCACCGCTGACAAAGCTACCAGTATTAACGTCTGCCTGACCGTATCGGATGTTGAACTCTCCGAAACGTTCACCCGTCGTAACAGATAACGTAAAGACAGTCTGCTGTAGACCAACAGTACCAATAAACGGATTGCCAAAGCGTTCGGTTGTACCAATGCCTATGGGACTAAGTGTTACAGCCCCTACAGTGATGGTGACGTTACCGAATCGTTCAGCAGATGGTATGCCTGTAGCAGCGATGAGCGATGCGTCCAATAGTGCAGACACCAAACCGAACTGCTCTGTGCTAACGATCCCAGCAACCGTTACAGTAACTGGTCCTGGTGTAACCGTAGCGTTCCCGAACTGCTCCGTACTCCTAATACCAACAGGGTTGATACCAGCAGCGCCAACCGTTACACTAAGGTTTCCAAACTGTTCGTTAGTTCGGATACTCTCAACTGCTACTATTATGGTCGTAGCAATGGATGGACTACCGAACAGTTCCCCTGTGGTGATTGAAGCAGGTGAAAGGGTCGCGCTAGCTGTAACACTAACGTTACCTACTTGTTCGGATGATGGTATCCCTTGCGCCACTACAGATGAGGCGCCTACGTTTACTGTAACGTTGCCAAACTGCTCGCTACTAGTTATAGCTGAGGGGTTGATTACATTGGTAGTACTAAGTGTAACGTTACCTACAGATTCAGTAGTACGAATGCCGATAGGTGAAATGGTTGCACTACTAGTTACAGCTACGTTACCGTGTTGTTCCGAACTGTTAATGCCTAGCACACTGACTGTGACGCTAGTTGTTACAGCAACACTGCCGAACTGTTCTGTGCTAGCAATGCCTAAAGGCAGTACAGTAGCAGAGGTACTTATTGTTACGTTACCAAACTGCTCAACAGAACCAATAGCCAGTGCATTAATAGAGAGCGGGGCAGTAACAGATACGTTACCGAACCGCTCCTCAGTGCCTATACCTGCAGCAGTAACAGTTGTCGTTATGAGTACGTTGCCGAACTGCTCCGATGAGATGATCGCTAGCGGTGCAACGGTTTGCGATACAGCTGCGTTGCCGAATCGTTCTGTAGTCTGTATTGCTTCTGCAGAAATGATTACAGGTGGGATTACATATAGCCAGGGCGGCTTTGGTCGCCGGTGCGGAGCAACGTTGCCCCGTAACGGAAAAGGCCGTCCGAATGGCATGCTTAGCCCTCGTTGTAAACGATATGTCCGGCACAGTTAATAGCAACAGCAGCTGTGACTACAATAGCTATACGACCTGAAACAGGTACAACAATACCACGACCTAGTGGATACTGCCAAGCAGGGCCTAGACCAACTGGCGTATAGTAGTCTGCGTAAATGACTACGCCTGCTGTAGGTTCGGCTGTCCACACAGCTGCAAGGGGACCTGTCAAACACGTACTAGCAGAGGCTGCATCGGCAAGGTCTTGCAAGGCAGGTGTATTAGCAACACCACCCGTACCAGCTGAGGTCTGCCTATTAAGCTGTACTAGTGGTGGAACAGCACTAGCTGAGGTACCGTTAAACGACAAAGACCACTCGATGATCTCTAGGCGGTCAGTAGCAGCTGCAGCAACCTGTGCAATGGTTTTAAGTGCCGTACCAGTAGTGACACCTGAAAACGACATTGTATAGATAGCCATGCTAACCTCACATCGTTGAGTTTGTCGCTGCACGACCTTCGACGCGCTGAGAAGGAATGCTGTACGCCTTGACACCAATGAGTAGAGCATCGACCCCCTGAACCGTAGAGGCCCACGTGAAGGTGGCATCTAGCACATGCTGCACGCCACCCGTGTACTTTCGGTGCACGTCGAGTCTGATGTTGATCCCCGACGGGTGCGTCGTAGCGACCGTCGTTCCTTGCTGCGCCCACGTCCCAGGCTGACCAGCAGTTGTGTCAGCAACGCTCGATAGCAGCGGAACCGTTCCTGCAGCTGTTAGCTTGGCAACCCCGCAGGCTAGGATGATGTCGTCCCCATTGGCGTTCGGCGCGGCGGTGTTCCCTGTGTCCAGAAGCGTCGTGTTGATGTTACCACTGCCAATGCTGATCGGCGAATCGCGACCCACGGGAGCGCCCGTCGCAAGTCCTGATGAAGGATCAAAATCGGTATCCATCGACCACATGCCCGCTAGCTCTGCTACCCACCAGCAACAGCGGTCACCGACACCGTTGATCGTCCCTGCCCATGACGTTTCCCCTCCGGGAGTTTGCATCGCCTGGAACCTCACCGACGAGCCTGGCGCCGCCGACTGGTGGCTGGCGCAGTCACGCGCCCCCGTTACAACTGCTGCTCTGTTGAAGTCGGAGTTGGCTATCACAAAGATCATGGCGCTGTCTGCCAGAGTGGGAGTCGGCAGAGTAGGAGTGAATGTAGTGGCAAGAGCCGTGCCCGTCGAACCTTGGTTGACTTGTATGATACAGCTATCGTCGAGCACGGCTCTACCTCCTTAGGCGGTGTAGGACTCTACAAGGCCTCCAGCACCTGTCACAGATGCCGACCAGGTAACCTTCGCACCACGTACACCCGTCGCACCAGGGAACTTGTCGAACACGTCGAGGCGAACGTTAGGGCCCGACGTGTTCGATGTCGCGACGCTTGATCCGAGTCGCGTCCATGTACCAGGCTGCGATACGTCGTTGGCAATCGAGGAGACGGTCTTCGGAGTGCCTGAGGCAATGTGATTGACGAATGCTGCTATGTCGAGCTCGTCGGCCGAACCGTTCATGCCGTTGTTCGGCACGGTCAGCGTAGTAGCACTACTACCATCTGTACCACCTGCACCTGCATTACCGATCGACGGGTAGGCGTGCAGACCTGAAACTTCTGCGATCCACCAACACATCGCGTCAGTGGCAGGAGTACCGTTGTAGTTGGTCAGGTGCACCGTCCACGACGACTCGCCCGCAGTGGTAGCCTTCGACCCAAGTCGCAGATGCGGAACGGGTGCATTGGTATCTACCTGGCCGTTGTCGACAAAGGGCGATGGGAATACGATGATGTGCCCCACGCCGCCGACGACCCCTGCAGCTGCTGCCACTGCTATGACGAGTTGGTTGCCCGCAGTAGTAGCAGCTGGCAGGGTCAGCGTTACTTGTGATGCATTGGTTGAGCCTGTCGAACCTTGTGCAGTCTGAACGATGTTAGACGCACCTAGCATTTGTCTCCTCTTTCTGTTCTACAGCTTGAAAATCCTGTTTGCACCATTATCGAACGTGACGAGAATGTTGCCACCGTTAGGTGTTACGGGAAGACCAGAGCCTACTGCCGAAGCAAGAGCACGGGAGCCAGCAGTAATGTTGGCAGCCAGAGCAGACACGGTGAGCGTTCGGTCACCGACCACTCCTGGAGCACTGAGCGTAGCAGAAGCACCGTTGGAGAATGCCAGTACAGCGCCAGAAGCAATAGAGCCACGAAGAGGTTCAACCACAATAGTAGTAGCAGAAGACGACGCAAGAGCATCTGCAGTAACAATATGGCGCCCCGTGATGATAGCAATTACGCGCGACGTCGAGTTAGTACCAGTATCCTTGAAGACAAGGATCGCTTCGACCGAAGCGCCTGAGACAGAAGTGAACGTGGGATCCGCCGCATCGAAGACGCCCTGTACAAATGTCTTGGAGGCGAGAGATACTTTCGCACCTACCAACGCTCCATCAAAGTCGTCGTAGTTGTCCGACACAGCCGACGGTCCGTAGTTCACACAGTAACCCGTTGCAGCACCTACACCGTTGCCTACAGAGTTACCGCCCGAGACAGGATCCAGCAAGCTGAAGGTGGAACCAGCAGCAGCACCAATCTGCCAGAGACCGTTGCCTGCAGTGTTCACTAGGTGGTCGCCAATGTAGACGAGGTCACCAGTGGTGAAGCCGTGTGCAGCCGAAGTGGTAACAACGATCGGCGTAGCGTTGGTGCTCGATGTGATCTGCTTAATGCCAACGTCAGCAGTGTTCAGGTCGAGTAACGCTACGGCGATGGTATCAGTATTGAAGTTGATACTGTCATCTAGGATACCTTGACGACCATTTTCAAACAGTGCGTTGACCATTTCTACTCCTAGACGGCTACACGAGAGCTAACAGATACGTCGCCCTCAGCGATGCACTTCTGAGGATTGTTAGTAGGTCCGATAATGAGCAAGTCGTACACACCTGAGATCCATGTGTACGTAAGAGTTTGTGCTGCTGTGATGTGTAGCGTGACTTGCCCTGCTGGACCATTGATCGTTAGGCCCGTAGCTGGCGAAGCCGCCACGTTGATAGTGTCCAAGACAGTTGCACTGCGCGCCGTAGGGCGCATCACCAGCTTGGCTGAATACCCAGAGATGTTCAGTACCACTGTGTGTGCGTCATCGGCCCACGCCTGTACAACTAGATCGAAGTCACTGTTCTGTCGAAGTGCTAGGTCATATCGTGTCGCCGCCACCCGGTCCCCCTTTCAGACAAAGATCCACAGGGCCTTAGAACCATTGCATCACGAGCAGTGAAGCTTTGCACGTAGCCGATGCATTTGAGCTGCAAACGTAACTCCCGCTAGATTGCTAGGCGGAGGTGGATGCGTTGTATACTCGTTGTCGAGACTAACAACAATTTCGCACCAGTTCTGATCGCTTTGTCGTACCGCGTTGTATGTATACGCCATGCTAACACCTACGGCTACGAACATACTGACGAATACTGCTGCTAGTGGATAGATCCAACGCCTGCGATCATGTGTACGATCATTAGCGCGTTCTATCTTACGCTCTTCCTCGTGCTCTTCTTGTGTCATGCGAAGATACCTATCAACAGGATAGTTACAAGAGCTCCGATTGAGATGATGAGGACGATTCGACTGTACCACTTGTTTCGGGCTTGCCACGAATGAGATGTGCGAGGCCGATTGCGCCTGGGGTCCCTACCAGTACCAAATACACTATCAGAAGCTCGATACTGGTATGCCCGGTAATTTGCTGGTACAGAATTCCGAAGATACCCGCTGCTAGACAAACTGCGTCCCGCACTATTGCTTTCCACACCTCTAGCGTCTTCACGCACGCTTCCCATCCTTTCTTGCTGCACCTGCCCAGGGTCCAGGGAGCTGGCGGCTTCCGATAGAGGGTTTACGATTGACGCCCGTAGGCATAGACACACGTAATACCAACAGTGCCCGCGCCACCTGATACACGCATCTGTAGCTCTAGGCTCATCTCCGATAGGTGTTCACCCTTTAGTGGCGCTTGTATCCATGTAAAGAAGAAACTACTTCCTGGGTGTGAATTGAGTGCTATCTGCTCGTTGATAGATGACGAAGTATCTAAGAGACGTACTTCTATACTTACACCGGCAGGCGTGGTAACAATATACTGTACGTATACTACTGGATGCTGTTTGAGTCCTGCAATGACATATGCGCCTACGAAGCTGGTCGAGGTTGTAGTTTGTGACATAGCACCGATGTCACTGTTCTTTAAAAGGCTGTAAGGAATGTAGGGTCGAGCCAGACCTTGACCACTCGACGCATCGTCAGTTATGATATCGTTAAGGTTGTTATCGCACAGGCGCCAGAACTGTCTGCCACTACCTTGGTTGCCGCCAAGATAGAATGCAGGGATGCCTGTATCACCTCGACGGAAGATCCAGCCTCGACCTAAGCCAGGGCCCTGGTCACCAAAGTTCGCAAGCTCGACACCATTGTCAGCGATGAACTTCCAGTTGCCTGAGTCTACAGATGTTGCTACCGCACGAGGCGATGTCTCCAGAGTAGTGACTCGGTCTTGGATATCCAGCTGGCTTCGGACAAGATCCGATGGAGGCTGTCTGTACTTGTTACCCATTGATAACATCTCCCGGCAAAATGATATTGACCTCTTCGACTCCTGAACTGTCCTGAGGGCGAACTTCGTATCCTATGATGGCACTGGGAATAGCAATACCAGGCATCGAGTTGCCGTGAGAAGGATTGCGTGGATCGGTAATAACCAATTGACAAGCATCGCCAATCTGGTAGCTACCGAACACTGGATCCTGATCCGCCTTGACTGTTACCTTTGCGGTCATCATGGGCGGCTTGCTGTTGATCGCAGCCTGAATAGCCAACTGATTGATCAGACCAGGACTAACTACGTCCTTGTAGGAGAAGTTAACATCCCAACGAGGCCAGCCTTGTAGAGTGAGCATCTCTGTCTGCTGCACATCGGTAACTGGCATACTAGTGCCTTCGCCAGCTCCCAGAACGCGTACGTTGGTACCTGCATCCGACATAGACTCAGTCATGTAGTAGTTCGTGATCGAACCAGGATACTCGAAGGTTACCAAGTCAGGGCTGTCTGCCTGTACACCCATAGAGGGATAACCCACACGTAGCGTCTTCAGGTACGAGCCGTCGTTCTGGCGTTGACAATCAATAGTCCAGTCGAAGCCATCTGCCGCATCGGAAAGATCCGCCATAGCATCGCCGTACATTCTTTGATCACTTGCAAGTACTGAAAGGGTCTTGGTTGGGCCAGCTACGAGGGTAGGAACGTTGATGTTTAGGTTTCTACCTACTGCACTGGCTTGCATGTTAGTCCAGAGTCCGCAAAACAGCTCTACGTTGGTACCTGTAGCAGTGTAGTTGTTGAGCATGCGCTGCTTCTGTGGGTAGCACTCAAAGCCTAGTGCAGAGATCTGACATTCCTTAGCCTGACTCTGATATACTCTGCTCCATACGATTCCCCACCAAACAGGTACATCGTTACGCTCTACTACCACGTAGCAGTAGCCAGGAGTCGTAGCTGCTACAAGGTCAACGTTGTTCTTACCTGTCTGGTCAAACGTGAACGAAGCAGTGAAGGAACCCTGGTCACCCAGCATCCTGCTGAAGTACACGCCGAAGCAGTTAATCTCTTCGATGACAATTTCGTTTCGAAGAGTAACAAAGACGTATTTATAATCAGTCACTGTACCTCCTCAACGGTCAACGAGAACGTATCGTTAGTATCAGTGGTGAATGTATTAGCATTTACCTTAATGCGTGTCGTGATAGTAGTGGCACCGGCAGCAACGCCAGAGACATAACGCGTGCTGCCTATATGCTGGTGACTCGAAGCCACGTTGAAGGTAGTCTTGACAACGTCGAAGTCAGTGCCACCGATGTTCGCGCCGATGGTGATGATGGTCGGCTGCGCGTTAACGAAGCCAGAGTGTGCACACACTACCTTGAGACGCGTAGATGCATAACGCTTTGTCAAGGAGATAGTCTGTGCAACAGCGTTGAGTGTCAGGTTGGCGTATGATGTACCTGCGAAGTTGTTGACAGTGGTAGGAAGGGCCCAGATGTTGCTGCCTTGTACAAACTGACTCTGAGGGAACCAGGCCGCGCCATCTGTCCACGAGAACAGGTTGGAGTCGTACTCGAAGATGCTAAGGCCATCGTAGAGTACTGTTGGACGTGTAAGTGTTGTACAGGGAACGTTAGCGCCTGCAGCTGCCAAGAAGAAGCGCTTGTCGGTGATGTTACCTGTTACGATAGAAGTAACTAGTGCACCGACAAATACTTGTGCTAGAACCAACGAGTTGCTAGGTGCTGCAGGTGCTGCAGGGCTAGCAGCAGCCGTGCCGGTTACGACCGCAAGCGACCATGCATCAGTAACACCGCTGTAGCCTGAGTCCTGTACCTTTGCAACTACAAGGTCGATTCTGTTCAGACCTGCACCAGGCGCAGCTGCAATGGTAAGATTGCTCACGGTACCTGCACGCACGGCGTACATGCCCTGCTGTGCACCTTCGGTACCTTCAATGAAGGCTACGCCGCTGCCAACGTTCACAGACATGTTAGGCGTACCGTTTTGCGTCACAACCATTGCTGTACCCAGCTGCGGTACAATAGCGCCACGCGTACGAGTAGTAGATGCAGCAATACCTAGCCCGCCAACGAGCGAACCAATGTAAGTACGCATCTGCTCAGCACTATGCGTAGCACCAGCGTTACTAAACCACCCTGCGGGATTATCTATTGCCATGGTCAGATCATCTCCAGGATGCTCGGTAAGCAAGGGTCAAAGTACCTGTACCCGAGGCACCTCGAAATCTAATAAAGTTGTTGCCTACTTGTAGCAGGAACCAACCGGGAACGATCAGAGCACTTCGCCTGTTGGTAGTACCATTGAGTCGTACTGTATGATACTGTGTATCAATTACTAGCGTCTCGCCAGCACCTAGTGTAATGGAGAACTGCAAAGTACTGCTGGTGGTGTCGTTGAGAATGACAGGGTTGACTACCGGCCCTGTAATAGTCATTACTACAGGAGCAGGACGGTTACCAACGTTGCTAATGAATTGTCCATCGGCGGTAGTAGACACGCCACCAAAACTGAATGGGAATCCCAAAGGAAACGCGAAGCCGCTAAATACAAATGCGCCGATAGGTATGATGGTTGTCTGTAGCACACCAGCGTAGATTCGAGGGTCTTCTGCATACGCAGTAAATGTTATAGCTGCCATGCCTGTGCGCCGCAGTGAGTCCCAGTCATACTTACAACCAAGTGGCTTAACAAACACAACTCGCAAGCCAACATCGTTGGTCTGAATGTAGAGTGGAACAGGTACAGATGAAGGTGCCCAGTTAGCCTTGAGCGCATCAAGGTACGTTTCAAGTGGATTGCCATTAGCATAGACAATACCACTCAACGAGATGTCGCGACCCTGTTCGAACTCGGCATCCATGAAGCCACCATCGACACCCTCATGGTCACGCTTGGTCTGTCGAATAGGTGCATTATCTAGACCGGTAACTATTTCAATGTCGATGAATGGTGCGCTGCCCAGGAGGTCATCGTTGAGAATGAGCCCTGTATCAGACAACTGGAACGTGGAGTCATTAACTAGTGTCGGCATTAGATCCTCCCCGCCATCAGCTGTCCGAGCTGCTGTGAATGATACTCAGGTCGAATCTCCTGCGTGTACACATTAACCACTACGGTCTTGCTCGCGGACCCCTTCTGCTTCGTGGGGACCGTTGCAGTACCTGAAACGTCTGCATTGACCGAAGCTTGCATCTTAGTCGTAATGCCCTTAAGCTGTGCCTTAAGGTTAGGTACCTCAGAGGCAAGACCGTTCTGTAGACCCTTCAAGATCAGCTGACCTGCATTGTGTAGGATCTTAATGTCCTTCTCAGGCGGACCCTTCCACGACGCTATCCACGATCCTATGTTTCCGAGGTAACCTCGTAGTCTACCTAGTTGAGCACCGATGCCATTCATGAGACCACTAATGATATCGGCACCAGCATTCCAAAGCACGCTACCCAGGTTACCTACAGCGTTGTTAATGGTATTGCCGAGGTTGCTCAAGAAGTTTATCGCTTTATCGAGGCCTGAACGTATACCCTTATTGATACTATCACCAAGTTTACCAGCAGAACTTATCACGCTGCCAAGCCACACAACGAGGTTGCTGATCCAGTGGATCAGCGTACCGATAATGCTGACGACGCCCGTTACGGCAATAACTAGTCCTGCAAATATTGCAATAACTAGTGCAACTGCAATGATCAGCCCGCCTAACGCGGCACCTCCAATAATAATAACAATCCATTTGATAAGTTGTGCAACAATCTTAATGACCTGGTCAATACCTTTTTTGTGATCATCATAATACTTCGTAGCCATCTTAATGACTGGTAGAAGCATTTTTTCAATCACCCAAGATACGAACTTGAAACCACTTTCGGCTAGGTCCTTAAGAATCCTAAGCGCCTCACCCAAAACCTTTACTAGTTCCTTGCCAAACTTATTCCACAGTTCATCGAGCCTGGGAATAACGTCTTTGTTGATGACATCGGCTACCTTTTGGAATGCTGGTAGCAGGTCCTTGTTAAAGCTGTCTCGTACACCAGTTATAAAGGGTTGGAGATCTTTAGTCCATATATCGGAAAAGGTCTTACCTATATCGGCAAACAGTTTACGTATTGGTTGAGAGCCCTTGTACGCACCATAAACTGCCGCACCCAACAGGGCGAAGACAGCAGCAACGCCTACGACAATAAGTAGCACGGCACCAAGGCTAAGACCCAAGGCAGCAAACGCAGCAGCGAGTGCACCAATACCACCAACGATTAGAAGCACTACACCGACAGCCGTCATAATAGCTGCAGCCATCAAGGCCCACTTGGCTAGCGACGCTTGCTGTGCTGGTGTGAGTTGGTTGAACCAGCCAATGAGTTTATTGCCTGTGTCAAGCAACTTAGAGAAGGCAGGTTCAAGAGCTTGACCAATCGTAACCTTCATGACGTCCCAGTTGTTCTTCAACAGCTGGGACTTGGCAGCAACAGTACCGGCCATGGTAGAGTAGGCCTGCCCGAACTGTCCTGCAGAGTTCTTCATGTCCTTCAAGAACCCCTCGAACTGATCAAGGTTGCCAGCGCCCTTAGCGGTAGGCAGAACCAAGTCGAAGAAGCGCTTGGCCTGAATCGTACCACCACTGCTCTTGAAGATGTCGAAGAGTGCCTTAGCTCTGCTGGGAGGAGGTAGCGCTAGAAGGTACTTTCGCATGTTTTTCAGGATATCAATAAGTGGCAAGAACTTACCTTGCAAATCACGTACCTTAATACCTGAAGATTCAAGCTTACCAACGGTCTTGGGATTAGCCAGTGCATCGAAAGCACGTGCTGCTGCTGCTACTGCCGATGCAGTATTGAGACCGTTACGTGTCAAGAAGATGAGCGTAGCATCCATGGTGTCAAGGTTTTGGCCAAAACGTACTGCTGAAGGAGTTAGCTTACCAATAACCTTCGAGAACTCTCCATAGGTACCGACACCCTTACGTACCAACTGGAACTGCTTATCCAAAACCGTGTTCACTTGTTGGAAGGGGATCTTGAAAGCGTTCATGATACCCATAGTGCTACGTGCTGCATCATCAATTGATACCTGGCCAGCTACAGCGGCCTTAGCAAAAGACTTTAGCAGGGCCGTCGCTTCCTTAACATTAGCATTGGTAGACGAGAAGATGTCGTATAGAGCTCCCTGCAACTCTTGGAACGGCACGGCGATCTTACTACCAACATCTTTACCTATCTGACCAAGCTCTTTGAGCGAAGTCTTGAACCCGTCAGTCTGCGTCATGGTTAACGCTACTTGACGATCGTACTCGATGGCACCCTTAACAGTACTCATAAGAGCTGCCGCACCAACGGCGCCTAGTCCTATCATAGCAAGACCCGCCATGCTAGCAGCAGAGCTTACATCAGAAAGGGTACGAGATAGTCGCTGATGACCTTGTACATCTTTTTCTAGACTCTTAGCCTGTTCATCGTAGACTTTTGCCTGTTTATGCAGGACGTCTATCTGCTTCGAGGTTTCAGCTTGAATGATCGCAGCGTCTTTTGCATACGCACGCGCCTGTGCGTCGACTGCAGCAATCTGACTCCTCGTAGCACCAGCCGCACGCATCCTCGCGGCTGTCTCCTTCATAGCTGCTTCTGCAGACTTCAAAGCCTCTATACGCGCTGTTGCAGAAGCACGAACGTTTGCAGCTTGTTGCTTAAGTGCAGCTGACTGTGCGCGCGCCGACGAAGCTTGAGCAGCTGCACCAATCTTGAGGATGTCACGACTTACACCCGTTAGCACGCGAGAAGCTTCGTCACGCACACGCAAGACGAAGTAAAGGTCACGTGCTGAGATACTCATACCCGGCCCCTCTGCTTCGCCTGCTCATCATCAAGCTCTTGTCGTACGTTGTCATACTCTTGAATCTTTGATAGGAAGTACATCATCATACTATCCTGATCAAGCAAGCCGCCTGCGGAAGGTAATACATGGTAGTTCTCACACAAGCGGGCAACGCTTAAGTAATCGCCTGCAAGCACTTCATAGGGATCATCAACATCGATCTCTTTCTTCTTACCAATGATGATCCCATAAAGTGCTTCATCTATTTTCCCGTGTCATCCTCCGCCTCAAAGTTATTGAGGTCACTGATCAGATCATCGATCTCTCCACCGATGCGACCATCGAGCACCTTGACGTGGTCAGGGTTCTGGAAGTCGAGCTTCTCACCGTTCACATCCTGCAGGTTGTGATCGACGATACAGTGTGCGAACTCGAAGAGAGTAACCTTCTCGTTCATCAGTTCGAGTTCAGCCGTGAAGCCCTGCTTAGCCTTGTCGCGACGGTCCCGACGGTTACCGCCACCCCCCGTTTCCATCTTCGCCTTGGACAATAGGCTACGACGGAACATCTGCTGACCGTAGCTGAGACGCTTCAGAACAACAAAGCCGTCAGGTGGCGCCGACTGAAGCTCGAACCGTTCACCTTCGGTACTGTTACTTTGGACTGCAATAGGCATTGACTGCTCCCTCAAACTGAATGCCTGTCAAACCGGTACCCCGTCTATACAGAGATCCACAGGGCCTTAGAACCATTGCTACTCGCTGAGCTTCGGTGGACTGACTACTGCCTGCGCCCGTGGTACCGAGCCAGCCCTACCAGTGTCGTGCTTGATACCTGCTCGCACCCCGCTATCCTTAGATGCGATCAGCTTGTTCAGCGCAGTGGTCAACTCAGGCGAGTCGGTAGTGATCCGCTTGATCAGTTCGACAGCTGCGGTGTAGAACGGCGCCGAGTACTTCTGAAGCGCCTCAGGTAGGTGTGCGAAGGTCAACCACTGTAGTGCATCACATACTCCTGGGTGACGACCTTCGGTGACTGCTGCTGCATGTTCTGCAGTACCAAAAGTAAATTCGGTCACGAAACCCTCTTTAGTAGTCGTAGATTAGTCTTGATCTCTGCGCGTTCCTCTTCGTCAGCGATTCGAAACTGTATAGCCAGTTCCGCTTGCGATCGCTTTACAATAAGGTATGGCAGCAATTCGGCTAGCATCGTATAAGCCTTGTACCCATTGACGTTTAGGCTGTGATGCTGCCCGTTCTTACCTGCAGTAACCTTACGAACAGCTCCTCCACCAAATACCTCTTTGATCAGTTCTAGAGGTTCGGGGTTACGCTGACCGATTATACATTGCACATAGGCGTAGCCAGTCTGGTTCACATTGATGACGATACATCCTTCGCCATCAAAGAAACCTGCAATGTAGATTACCTTCTGTTCTCTATTCATGACTAGCTGATGTTCTCCTGAGTCTTCACCACGATCGAGTATGCCTGCGTCGCACCGAGGTTGGGTGTGTTCTGGTAGTTGATCTGTGCACGAACAAGGTCACCCTGACCACTCAGGTTGACTTCGTACGTATCCTTGATGGCCTGCTGCACGTTCAGCGTGACAAGGTTGTTGATACCCTTGCTGGCCGTGATCGTGAGTGCCTGCGACGTGTATGCCTTGAAGGCATCGTAGTCGACGCGGTCGATGAAGTCACGCTCGAAGTGCGTAGTACAGTTGCGCTCACCGTAGTGGACGAGCTGTGCACCACGACCTGTGTTCTTCAGACGGAAGTCCGGCACAGCCTGATCGTCGACGACGAACTCAAACACATCCGTATCGAAGACAGGAGTGGCTGTGGGGATCTCGACGCTGTACTGGCCCGCACCGAACACGTTGCTCGTAGGCCAGACAGGCGTAGGCGTTGCTGCGCTAGCCTCGTCGCGACCGATGATTGAAACGGTGACTGTCAACAGACCGTTGTTGACACCGAACTTCAACGCTGACACAACGCAGCCAGTGTAGCCGAAGACTACGCCTGCAGTACGTTCGATGGTCAGTGAGAACGTACGAGGAGGAACGGCTGCGCTGGTGGGAGTGAACGTGTAGACGAAGTTCGGCGACGAGCCTGTCTTCACACACGTAGTACGTCCGCAGAACAGGAAGTATGGAAGAACGTCTTCCAACACTTCCAGTTCCAGATCACCCTCAACGTGTACGTTACCAGGGCTAGCACCAGTGATGTCAGCCGTCTGTCGAATCGGCCGACGCCAAACGGTTTCCTGTACGTACTTAATCGACTCCGACAGGAACGGGACGAACTTAGTAGGTGCCTGGTACACACCAGGAGTCAGTGCCGAGTTCGTCGTCGGAATCGCACCTGCTGGTGCTCCAGGAGTCGTATCGATGTCAGTAGTAACAAGACCAACGGTCTTGTACTTAAGCTCAGTAAGGGTAGCGCCACCAGCAGCAGTCTTATACAGGTTGTAACCTGTAGCACCGGTAACGGCTGCCCAAGTTACAGTAACTGTAGAAGTTGAGCCTGTAGTAACGATAACCTGCTCGTTGCTAATCAACGTCTCACCAACAGCGTTGATTGCTGTAACAGCGTAACGATACGTACCAGCAGTAATAGTACCGCCAGTAGTAGCCGTAGCAAGAGCTGCTTGCACAGGCTCTATAATGTCTTCGAAAGCGATTCCCGCATCGCCTCCTGCACCAACACCATAAGGCATGTTACGCCTCCTTTACTTCGTCGTCAGGCTTCGCGTCGTCGCAGACCACAATGGTAACTTCTACGCCGTCGCGTACGTTGGCCTGGTTTAGACGAAGACCAGTCATGTTGAAGAACTGCTGTTCGTCGTACTCCGAGAACGTCTGTTCCTTGTCAGCGTAGAGCACAGCAAGACCTTCGACGATAACGTCGCGATCGGCCTTAACCTTGTACTTGAACACGTTTCCTCCTATCGCAACCTGGTCTTGCTGTACGGCTCGAACGTGATTCTGTTCGTACGGTACATCGTATTCTGTCGGTACACATAGCCTGACTCGTTGAGAGTACAGTAGCTATGAATAACGTTACCACCCAGCTGTGGATCACCATGTAGCAACGTTTCGATAGCTTCAGAGATCTGCTGTGCTTCTTTGCGTGTCAACTGGTTGTCTTGCAGCTTCGAGTGGTACACGTAGATGTAGAGTGTGAAGTTGTTATCTGTACGAAAAGAAACACCCTGTAGATCGCGCCGACGGTTACCCGGATCGACACAGATCGAAGGTGTTCTAGGAAACTTCTCTTGATCACCGTAATAGATGTCAGCAGCATCGACTACTACATTGGTAGACGACTTGAGTAGAGCTGCATTCGCCTTCAGTTTGTCGATGACATACTGCGTAACAGTGTCTACTGAATCCGTGATGCTAGGCACGATCGGTGAACCTCCCGCTGCGCCTAGCGCGCTCTAGCATCCATTCAGAGAAGACGGCTTCCATCTTAGGAATGTCTGATTCCTGAAACATGATGAACGGCCGAGCAGGAAGACTCCAGGTACCTGCATCCATAGCCATACCGATTGCACGTGCTCGCACGTGCTTAGCACTGGCCTTAGGACCAAGTTCCTTTGTTGCCATAGGCAGGAACTTCTTGATCAGATCGTTAGCTGCCTTGCTCTTCATGTTACTCATCGTAGCAGCGTTATTACCACCACTTGTTGTACGTTCTGCGCCAGCTTGATGATAGACGCCATAGAAGGCATCTGCAGGCAAGCTACGTACGGTAGCGCTTGTCTCTCCGATGTCCCAGATGTTGAACTGGCGCGCTCGTCGAGCCAGATTACCCGTACGCCTAAGAACAGGGTGCGCAGCGCCTTTACGTGCTATAACAGTTGATTCAGCAAGCTGCTGCCACTTGGGTCGTCCCTCTTGGGAGAAATTAGTTCGAATAGAAGGTATCATTACCTGTCGAACTATTGCCGCAAGAGGTGTACGAAACGATCTGATGTCGAGACCTAGTCGATCGACATCCTTGGCCACGATACCAACAGAGGGTCGAATGTCCCATTTGATACTCTTGATGGTATCGAACCGAAGCATAGAGATAGCGCCCGCAATGTCAACAGGATTAATGCCCTGACCAGAAGACGCACTAGGCTTGTTCCTAGGAAGTTGAGGCATGTCAACTCCTAGTATGTCGTTGTCATGGAGAACGACGCAGGACCTACAGAGGGATCGCTCGGAACATCTTTAGGATCCGTAGCAGTCGACGCGTCTGTAGGATAGAACGTGATCCCAGAGATGTTAGTCGGCACCTCTGGAATGATAATCGAACCATCAAGAATACCCACGAGGAGCATCTCCGCGCTAGCGTCGAGCTTCACTGCATAGGTATTCTCGGTCGGGCCAACATCTTCACTGTACTGCCGGAAGTAGAACCAGGCGAAGTACTTACGTGCGATGATCGTGCGAACAAGCTTGGGAGTCGTATCAGGGCCTAGCCACGTAGCAATCGTAGCAGCATCGATCTGTGCGCCTAGCCGAGCGAGGATCTCGCCCTCGTAGTGATTTAGCAGCTCGGTGTCCATTGTCTCGACCTTGAGCTTAGTTCGTTCGGCCAGGGCTCGCACCTCTTCGACCGTAACACGTGCCATAGTTTCTCCCTCGGCAGTGCACGACTAACACTTCAAGCGATGTCACTTTGGTGGGAGAGCGTTTCCGTCGGACCCTTCAAATGCAACGGAAACGCTCTCCCTTTATTCCTCCGCGCTACGCCTGTCCACCGGTAGAGCTCGGCGCGACCCCTCCGGTGCCCGTGGGAGCTGCAGGAGGCTTCGTGGCAGCTGCCTTATCAGCAGCTGCCTTATCGGCCTTCGCCTTGTCAGCAGCCTTCTGCTCGTCAGTACGCTCGTCAACCTTCGGAGACGGCGTAACCGTACGAGTGACCGCTGGAGGAGCCGATTCCACTTCCTCGAGGACACCTGCGTCCCAGAGTTCCTTCATGACTTTCTCGGATAGTCCCTCGACGATCGATCCGTGCGGAAAGTGAGTGATCTGGTTGCCATCAGCAACCTCTTCGCCGTACTGGATGTTCGAGAGCGACCGATACTGCTTAGACATATCAGTACTCCCCCTTACGCGATCGCGGTCTTG